AGGTGGGGAGTTGAATCACCCCCTAAACTAGGAACAATTGGTCTTTGCAAATCAGAAGATGGTTATGGAATGGCTGCATGGTATGAGGAAGGATGGATAAGCTATCAAAAAACATTAGGCAGGTCGGTGGTGAAATGGTCACCGCTAGAAGCCCTTTCGCTCGTAGGGTGTTACTTCCAACGGAAGCCGATCTCTGTAATACTCTTGGAATAACAGAAGAAGAATATTTTCAATTTTTAGAAGGTGTAGCAGCAAAAGTAAAAGAACGACCAGCAGCTTATGACTTAATTCCTGATATTAGATGCGATCCTGTTTCTCTTGGGTTAATGACTCAAGCAGGTGGTTTAACTTTCTTTGGACAAATTGCTGTTGGTGTTGCTTTAACTGCTGCTAGTGTTTTATTAGCACCAAAGCCACCAAGTCAAAAACAAGGTACTAATGAAAGAACAGCAGATATAGGTGGTACTAAGAAGTTTGCACCGCAATTTAGTTTTAATAGTGTTCAAGATTTAGCAAACTTAGGGGATTTAATTCCTCTTGTTTTTACTAATCGCCAATTAATAAATGGAATTGTTTACGGAGGTATTCGTGTTAATTCACAGCTTCTTTGGTCGCAGATGGTTAGCTTGGGCAGCTATCAACAATTGAAAATACTTGCTTTATTTTCTTTAGGTGAAATAGCTAGAAGACCAGATTTAAAAGGTTATGCAATAGGAGATTTATTAATAGAAAACTATCACGCAGAAAAGATTTACAAGGACACTAGCGGAAATATTCCTTTCTTAATTGATGGTGGAATATTTACAGGGGCAGATACAAATATTTTTAGAGTTGATGATAAAAGACATTTTTCTGGAACAAGAAATCCAACGACACAGGCAACATTTGGATTAAGTAATCCAATGCCTAATGCTACTGCTTATAAATTGCCCTATCAATTAGTTAGAACTCCTAGCAATACAGACACAGATGAGTACAGACCAGCAGGAAGAATAACGTACAAGAAGAGAAGGAAACTCCTTGGTGCGTGGCCTATGAGAGCAGGTTTTGTTAATTCTGGAAATAGTTCTCAGCAGGCAGGTAATAGTGATGCAACCCTTGGAGGTTTCTTGACATACCAGATAGTAGGTAGCGGAAGACTTGGTTTATATGAAGGAATTGGTTATCAGCAAGATAGTAGTGATGTAAGGCTAACAATGGACCCTCATGGAGTTGAAGATATTAACTCTGCAACTAAAACGGTTAGAGAGGCTACTGATTCATATCTTGCAATAGGTGAGCAATATATGGCTGGATCAACTTTATTAACTTGTACGCAAATATTGGAAGATAATTTACCTGTCAATGGAAGACCGTGGGATGGAACAAAAATCAGATCAGCTAGTTTTAAAGTAATAGAAACTGGGAGATATGAATCTATTGATGATCCTAATGGTGGATTAGGACCACATTGCGGCAACCCTTATTGGGATACAAATGGAGACTTTTTTACAGTAAGACCTGGACGATTAGATACAGATGACCATTTTTATTATGAACAGAATTTTAATGACATATTTAACCCAAATAGTCGGTATGCACTTCAAAAAGCTACTTTAGGAACTATTTCTAATAACAGAAAATGTCATATTACTGAGATAGGAATTAAGTCAAAAGTATTCAAAGAGATTCAATTTGCAAATGTAAATAGTAAACCTACAGAAGAAAAAATTTATGAAATTTATGATCATAATTCTTCACTTACATTAGGTAATATAAATAAATTTATTACTAGATATAGTTTCTTTAAATTACAAGTTAGAAAGGTAGGGCAGGATACTTGGAACTGGTTAAAACCTAGTGCAAATACTAATGTTCATACTGGTTTGTTTTGTGTAAGGGGTAATACTCCAGAATTTCAATATAACTATATAAGAATAGATCAACCTACTTTAGATCAGTACGAGTATAGATTTTTCCCTTGGCCTGGTGCTGCTGTTGTTAAAGAAGTACAAGCTTATGAAGCAAGACAAAGACACAATCCTATTAATGCTATTGTTTTAAATTCCAATGGTGCAAGGACAGCAGGATCTATAGATAAATTTACTTGTACTGTAAATGGAGAAGATTTTGTTGTTCAATTTGCAGGAGATAAAAACTATGTGCTGACTAAACAAAAATTAAGTAATATCGAATGGAATTTAGGCTCACCAAATAAAGTAAAAGTAGGGAACGCTTATTATCAAGTTACTGGGTTCCAAACAACTCACGATGGAAGTAGAGATGATTATTCAATAAGCAATTTACCAATAGCAAGACCAGTTGTAAGAATATTTACTAATAAGCTGTATTACCCTGGTTTTGGTGGTTATGTAACAGGTTCAGGAGCGAATCATACCCTTATTGTTGGACATAAGAATTATCCTGCTGCTGGTTTTACCCAATATTCTTTATACATTAATAAAGCTGACGTAACCCAAAATATTCAAGGTCTTGATGGCCCTGCATGGGCTAATCATCAAGTAAAAGCACTAGGGGATAATAGCCCTGTTGAATTTCACTACACCACACTAGATGGTAGAGGAGGAAAATTTACGTTAGGTACTCATCAATCAAATACAAGCAGTGGAAATCCTATTTATGGAGTTACAAAAGATGAGCAGACAGCCTTAACAGCAACTCCTTCTTTTAACGGAGAAGTAAATGTTCAAACACTTTCTGGTGATGATGGTTCAGGTTTAAAAGCTAATGTTGTTGTTTATTCTCTTGGAACTGAATGGTATGCCGAATGGTCTTTAAGTGATGTCGGACAAGACTATTCAAACAATCAGACTGTTTATATAGATAAAGACGATATTAATCTTCCTTCTGGAGCAACAGATATACGATTTAATGTGAATGTTAATACGTCATCTTCCAGTGTTTACAGTGATGAAATTGGATCTGCTGAATTAAATCCTTATGATGCTGCTTCTGATTTTTGGCAATATGAAGGTGATAGATCAAGTCATTTAGACGGGCCAGAACATCAGATCACATACTGTAATGAAATTGTAGAAACAGAAGGGGATAGAAGAGAAGGAGAACCAGCGACTTATGAAAAACTAGCTTACGCAGGATTAAGGATTAATAGCTCAAAAGAATGGACAAACTTCAGTCAGTTTTCTGCCTATTTTAAAGAAGGAGTAAAGGTTAAAAGTCTGATAGATGGAACTCGAAAGGCAACAAGTTTATTTCCTGAAATTGCTTATGCCTTGTTAACAGATAAAACGCTAGGAGCTGGAGCAGTTATTAGTGAATCTTCTGTTGATGATGTAAACATGACAGTTGCAGCAAGATTCTGTAAGGCAAATAACCTTTTCTGGGACGGAATGGTTGCGGATCGAGTAAATCTAAGAGAATTTATTTATCAACAAGCTCTTTACTGTTTATTAGATTTTACGATTATTGGAGGAAAGTTTAGCTTATACCCTGCTGTTCCTTTTGATCCTAATACGTTTGAAATTGACTTAGATGGACCACATTCAAAGCCAAAAATTAAAGCAATGTTTACTGATGGGAATATCAGTGATTTAAATGTTTCTTTCTTATCTCCAGAAGATAGGCAAGCTTTCAAAGCAAATGTTCTTTATCGTCAAGAACAAGAGAATGGATTCCCTGAAAGAAAATCTGCTGTTATTCAATTAGCTGAAGAAAAAGATGCCAATGGAAATGTTTTAGTTTCACATGTAGACGATCCATTAGAAACTTTTGATTTAAGCGGTTTTTGTACTAGCCGTGCAGCAGCAGTTCTGTTTGCAAAATACACATTAGTTTTAAGAAAACACTTAGATCACACCGTAAGTTTTAAAACTGCTCCTCATTACATCAACGGGGTTAGACCTGGTGACTACATCAGAGTATTTTCAACAACACAACACGTTCAACGATTTAACAATGGAGCAATTCTTGATGATGGAACTGTTGTAAGTAAAGACACCATTAGTGGTAGCAAGACTTTCTACTATTGGAATCCGTCAACAATAGTGGCTGGCGAAATAATGCCAGTAACAGAAGCTACAGTAGATTTTTCCAACACAAATGCTGTTAAAGCTTTTGCTGGTTCGTTATTTACGATCAAAGAAGAAGAAGCATCTGATCAGTGCTACAAAGTAGAAAGTATTACTTTTGGAGATGACGGCCTTGTGGAATTAACTGGTTCGTACGCAGAATTAACAGCAGACGGTAAACTAGCAATGTTACAAAATTGGTCTAATTCAAATACTTTGATCTTTACTGAAGGGGATTAATGGCAACTGCAAGAGCTTTTCCAAGCATTAAACCAACTTCCAGAAGTTACACACCTGGGAACTATCCAAGTACAAACTTTGAATCTTTGGATGGTACGAAAACACATATTCGTTATGGAAATAAAAGAGTTAATGCAACCTTGAGCCTTGGCTTTTCAAATATTACTGATGCTCAAGCTTTTCAAATTCTGGAGAATTATAGGGATGTAAATTCTGATTGGGATTATGTAACTTTTAATAATGAATCAGGTTTAGCAGGTGTTGGAGGAACTGGTCATACAATGCCAGACGGGTCTTTAGGAAATTTAGCTGCTTATATGGATGAAACAAATACAGGGTTAAAGTGGCGTTATTCTGGGCCTCCTTCTGTTACAAGTACCTTTAAAGGTATGAGCAATGTGAACTGTAGTTTTGTTGCTTGCTTGGATGCACCCATATAATAAGAACAACGTTTTGATTTTTTAGGTTGTGGCTTTTTATAGCGGAAAAGATGGACAGCTTCTGATTGACAATGTAAAAGCTGCCAAGGTTCAATCTTGGTCTTTTTCTAGTTCACAAGCTGTTCTTGAAACAACTTCTTTAGAAGACACCGATAGAACAATTGTTGCAGGTGTTCGCAGCTATAGCGGTAGTGCCAGATTGTTTTACTATCAAGCTTCTGCTGGCTCTGGTGGAGATGTAACAACACTAATTAATAAATGTATTAAAGCAGGAAGCAGCGAAGGAGATGGAACGGCTGATGATTCTAGTTCTGCTTTGTTAAAATTAAAAATTGCTGATGGTTCTGCTAATGGTCGTTTTATTACTTTCTCGACTTTGATTACTGGAATATCAATGAACAGTGCTGTTGGTGAAGTTTTAAGTGCTGATATTAGTTGGGAATCAAATGGAGCACCTACAGAAGTATCTATCTAAATCATGGGTGTTTATTTTGGGCAATCGGGTGAAATAGCCCTTAAAAGAGATGCGCTTCAATCTGCTTTGCAGACGAAGTTAGATCCTTTTGATGTAAACACTTCAACAAAAAGATTTAGTGTTGACCACAGTTCTGGCTCGTTACTGACAGGGGATGAGGTTGAGATAGCAACAGTTGATGATTCAAATCTTGAACTTGTTAGCGGTCATAATTATCCAGATGGAAAATGGTTTATAAATGTTGATCCTGTTGGAGGTATTAGATTATTTGATTCTTTTTCAAAAGCAATAGAAGGATTACAGGCAAATGCAATAGCTCTTGCTGCTCCTAGTGCTGCAAAAGATATTACGATTAAAACTAGAAATGAAAGGTATAGGCACGTTGCTAATGTTCGAGATTTTGAGATGACAACAAGTAGAGAGCAAGTTGATTTAACAAATCTTGGAGATGAATTTAGGAATCAATATGAAGCTGGATTAATTAGTGGTCAAGGAACAATGACCTGCATTTGGGAGCATCTTTACAACGATTCAGACAGGGCAAATGAGTTTGGAGCTGAGTCTGAATTTGCATTTTATTTAGCTCAATTAATTGTTAGAACACAACAAGGTTCAGATTTCGATGGTTTATTTTATCTTTATCGTGATTCAAATAATAAAAAGAACAGTGTTTACTATGAGGCTAACTGCATCATTACTAATGTTGCTGTAAGTGTTAATGCTGCTGAAGTTATAGATACAAGAATTGAATTTGTAACGAATGGAGTTATTCGTTTAAAAACTGGTGACACTGCTGGATACATCCTTCAAGAAGATAACGATAAAATTCTTCAGGAAAATGAAAGTCCCATATTGCAGGAACAGGTTTAAACTATTGCTAATGGTTTTTAGATAGTAGTCAATGGCTGATCTTCAGATAAGTGCTTTACCCGCCCTTGGTGAAGCTGGTATTCAAGCAACTGATGTATTAGCCCTAGCGGATCTCAGTGCTACCGAGACGAAAAAAGTAACTGTAAAAGACTTAGTAGCTGCTGCTGTAGCACTTTTAGATTCTGGAGATATTCCTGCTGCCAAGGTTGCTACTCCCTTTGCTGCTGATGCCGTAGCGACAGCAACGATCCAAGACTTAGCCGTAACTGCTGGAAAGATTGCGAATGGAACAATAACTGCAACTCAGGTAACAGATGCAACGATAACTGGAGCAAAGTTAGTTAACGATACTATTACTGCTACTCAGATAGCTGCAAATGCAATAACTGATTCTGAGCTTGCTGATGATGCCGTAGATACTGCTGCTATTGCTAATCTTGCTGTTACTAATGCCAAGATTGCTAATGCAACAATTGCTTATGCAAAATTAAATATTGCTGATGGAGATATTGGTGGAGCAAAACTTACAAGTGCAAGTGTTACGGCTACTCAATTAGCAACAAACTCTGTTACTGCTACAGAACTTGCTGACAATGCTGTTGATACTGCTGCTGTTGCCAATGCTGCGATAACTGGAGCCAAGATTGCAAGCACAACTATTGCTGCTGGAAATATTGTTAATAACACGATTACAGCAACACAGATAGCAAATGGAGCAATTGGCACAACTCAGATAGCAGATGGAGCTGTAACGGCTGCAAAACTTTCTGGCACGTTAGCTGCTACTTCAATTGCTGATGATGCGGTAACAACTGCCA